GGCTTGGTCGATTAAAGTATCGGTATAATTTTCTCTTGCATCTTCAAGCTCTTTTTCAAGTTTTTGAATTTCAACTGCATACGCGCCGGAAGTATCTCTCTTTAGATAAGCAAGTCTGTTTTCTTTATCAGCAATTTCTTGTTCTGTGCGCTCGTTCTGACGGTCTTGGCGCATCTGTGAAACTCTATCGTTTAAGTTATCAATTGCTTTTTGATTTGCATTATCAATAGCTTCGCAAATTGTCTGATAAGCTTCAATTTCAGATTCTCTTAATGCAACATAAGAATCATAGATGCGTTGCTCCATATCCTTTGCGGCGTCACGACGCTGTTGATTTAATTCTGTTTGTTTGTCTTCAACGTCCCAAATCTGATCTCTAATGCCCTCAAGTTGTTCTTGGAGTTCTTCTAGGCGAGAAATATAAGCTTCCGCGGCCTTACCTTTTGCAGCATCTTCTGGCTTTTTGCTTCTTTCTAATTTTTCAAGACCCTTCCAATCAATTTGTAAAAGCCCTGTTTTTGCATTATAGCTAGCATATTTTGTAACACCAGCGTCTTTGAAAGAAACAAGTTTTCCGTCGTCATTTCTAAATTTTTCATTTTTAACATTCTTTAATTGTTTCTTTCGTCCGGCTTGCATTTTTTCCAGAAGGGAACGCTGTTTTTGAAGATTTTTAATTTGCTTATTATAATTTTTATTAACATCTCTTACATTTCGATTGCTTCCGTCTACGAGTTTTTGGTACCTTCTTTCTAGGTCTTCACGCTTGCGGAGGTTTTCATTAATTTTTTCGGTGAGGTTATAAAGTTCATCATATGGGTTATCCCAATGATCTTCTTTTTCTCCTCCGCCGCCGCCTCCGCCGCCTCCGCCTCCGGAGCCGCCAGCACTATTTGGAGAAATTGTTGCAGCTGGAGAACCTTTAAATTTACTATTTCCAATACGAGGAATAGAAATTGTACCTCCAACTTCCATATCATTTGTTAAATGAACTGTTTTCTTTTCTCCATCGGCACCAATAACTTCAGCGGTTTGTTTAGTTTGGTTGATACTATCAACTTTTACCTCTTCATATTCAACAGTCGGTTCAAAACCAATTGTTTCAAGAATCGCATTCATTTGGTCCGCTGTCACTGCACCAGCATCAAGCAATCCTTGTAAAGCAGTGTAAAATGAAGTAGTTTCTAAGTTTGCTCCAATTTCTAAGTCTTCATATTCAGCAGAATCTAAAATATTATTTACTTCACCAAGTACCTTTTTTTCTGCATCAGGGTCTAATCCCATATGCATAATTATATCTCTTGCAGCTTCTTTTCTTAATTCTGCAATTGCTTCTTTGTCATCATTGGCAGCACGCTCTAAAAGATCCATAGCCTTCTTGCTTGTAGCAAAACTCTTTGAAACCTGTTTAGTTGAACCAGTTAGTCCTTGAATAGCTTTTTGAACAGATTGTACTGTACTGTTATAAGCCGCAGTTCCTTTATTTGTGCTTTGTAGTTCAGACTTCCAGTCTTCCCAATTATCAGAAAGAGTCTTTAAAGAAGCATTCATACGAGCATTATCAAGAGCTATTCGGTCCGCCATTGCCTGGTCTTCTTTTAGATTCTTATTTAGCTCTTGTAAGGCATTACTAGAAGCAATAATTTCATCCGGGTCCAAACCGAAAGCATTAGCCTCTTCTACTGTTGCCATCCTAACGGCAGAGTCACTTCCGCCTTGTGCAGCAACCTGATCGGCGCTGAGGCTTTCACCCATATTTTGTGTGAGATTCTCACGTTCTGCTATATTAACGTCTTTATTATTAAAAATATTAATTAAAGCATCTACGAAGCTATTCAAAGTATCATTGTCTAATGAGTATGCTGAAGTGTCTTTACTAAGGCCTTCTATACCAAGACCTTCTATAGTACTTCTATCCGCGCCGGCAATAAACTCACTAAGGAAATCTTGTTTTTGCTGTTGTGACCAGTTATCTGAATCCCCTGCATTAAGGTTGTTATATTTTAAAGTTTTTTCAACACCTTCCGCACCAGCTATTTGATCATCTAAATAAGCTTTAGTGTCAGCAATTAAAGCCTCGGTATTAGCAGATACTACATTTACCAAGTCGTTCATAGAATTACCTAAATAAGTATAACTATCATCTAGGTTTTTATAAAAGTTTCCTTTTTCTTCTTCTGATAAGAATTCAGATATTGCATTGTAATCTTCTTCTGAGATATTTCTACTAGCATCTTCTCCTTTTAAGGAATCAATTACATTTTTTGCATTAGCGGTTCTACTTAAAGACTGAGCTGCGTTTGCTTTTTCAATCGCGTTCGCACCATTAATAAGAGTTTTAACAAAAACATCTAATTCATTACTAAAATGTTCAGTGCTAATACCAGCTGCTTCAAATGCATCAGGGATATTTTCTATCTGACTTTTATCTGAAAAATCAGTAATATCTGCTAAAATTTCGCCAAAGACTTGTGTTTCTTCTTCATCTAAAACAGATAGTAATTTCCTTCTTTCAACTAAATAACTACCAAATGCTTTTGAATCAGAACCATTTCTTACCGCTTCTGTTGCTCTTTGATCTGCTCGTACAGCCTCAGCAGAAGCTCCTTTGTTTACGAAAGGATTATATTCATTATTTTTAAAGACTTCTTCTGCATTTACAACCTGCACACTTAATTCAGATGTTAAAATTTGTTCTAATAATTCATAGCCATCTGAACCTTCTTCGTATCCACTGTTCTCTAAAATACTATTAACAAGTTGTGAGATACCACCTTCAGCACTTAAAGTGTCATATTGAGATTTTGTCAAACCTTTCTGTTCACCAGAAAAAATCTTACCAAAATCTTCTCCTATAGACGGAACTTTTTCTAAAGCACTTAATAATCCATTTGTTACTTCTTCTAACAGCTCTGGCACTTGGCTAGCCTGATATTCAGCCATAGCCTCTTCTGCTGTCAAATCTAGGCCTCTTACTTTACCATTGCTATCAAATCCCTGAACGTCATCACCATATTTATCTTTAAAATAAGTTTCATAGGCATTCTTTTCAGTTTCATTAAAATCTGAATACTGTCTTTCTGCGCCTGCAGCAATGGCTTGTTCAACTGAGCCAGAATCAAGGAAGCCGCGTACGCTATTGACGACATCTTCACCATATGTGCTTATTAAATTATCAATAGCTAAGCTACCTATTACATCATATTGAGTACGATTTTCTGCATTGTTTTTAACAATAATTTCGCCATAATCGCGCATTATTCCTAAAACTTGCTCAATATCACTAGTAATTCCAGCGGTATCCTGACCAGTTTTTAAATAATTTAATAAGTCTTCTGATGCGCCATACGTTTGCTCAAGCTTAACTAAAGCAGACTCCGTTCCATTCATCGCTTGAGCCATTGTTTCCATAAAGTCTGTACTAAAGGCTCTATCTTCTGAACCGATCCTTCCACTAAACATTTTTTCAAGCGCGCTAGTATCAAAGGCACTTAAATCTCCAACCTTTTTAGATAGCTTACCTGCCTCATTTTCAGCCTTTTTATTATTTGATAAAATCTTTAAATAAGCATCTGCTGATTGGCTTCTAGAAATTTCATCAAGTCTTTGCTCTAATACTTTATCAAAGCCTTCATTCTTGATGGAGAAAATGCCATCATCACTAACTTCTAAATATTTGATAAGCTCTGGGAAATCCTCAATTAAACTTAAAACCTGTAGATTTAATGCCTGTACTGCTTCCTTCCAAGCTGTTGTGCCTTTTACCATTTGGTCAAGGGAATTCGCTTTAGCAGTAATTTCTTCTATCGAAGATTTTAGATTATCATATTCATTTTGCAGTTCTTTTGTTGCTTCTGCGGCTTTGTCTGCACGTTTTTCAATCTTTTCTAGTGCTTTATCTCCCTCATTGCCCATTGTAATGGCAACTGTGATAAGCGCCGCAACCGCCGCTAATACTAAACCGATCCAGCCCCAACCAGCCTGTGCAATAGTTCCTGCTGTTGCAGCTTGTCCACCCATACTCATGAATGCTGAACCAAGAGTAGGTAACAAAGCTCCAAGTCCAGTTAATACTCCTCCGAAAGTCATCATTGCATCAGAGGCCTCATCACCAATGGTGTCTCGTAAAATACCACCAAGCGCAGTAAATGCTGCTCCAACTCCCATAGCCACAGTAGAAGCATTTTGCAGTCTAGTCTGAAATTGCTGTTGCGCTTTTTCTGTATCAATAGACTGTGACTCTAATGATTTTAATGCACTACCATGTTCTTGAGCTGCTTTATTAGCTTCTTCATATCTTGCCTTTAAGTCTAAAGTGCCATTTGCCTCAGAAGTAAAGGCTTCCATTGCTGCTTTTTGTGCTTCAGCATTCCCTTTTAACTGTTCATTAATTGATTTTTCTACGTCAGAGGCCTTTAACTCCATCGTTGGTAACACATTCTTTTTAAAAACGTTTGTTCCTTCTTTTTTAAAGCCTCCGAAGTATTTTTGGAAACCTCCTTTAAATTTATCAACAAAATTAGCACTACTTTTATCGGCTATTTTAGAAGTATCTTTCATGAATAGCGCGCCAAATTTGCTAACTCCTTTACTTAATGCACCCCTACCTACTTTGAAAGCGCCAAAAGCAATGGCAAGTTTTGAAACACCCTTAAGAGCGTCTGGTAAACTACCTGTTAATTTATTAACGGCAGTAATAAAATTTGTTAATACGTCAACTGCACCCTTTATAATATTGCTGTTGGCGATTCCCATAACAAATTCGTCCCAAGCATTTTTTAATCTAGTCAGCTTAGTCTCTAATGATTCAAGTGTCTTCGCATACTGTTCTTGTGCTGCACCACTTGCATTTTGTGCTGCACTCACCAGTTCTTGAGTACGTCCATAATCCTGCATCATAGCAATGAAACGTGACTGTTGTCTAGAACCGGCTGCAGTAGTCGCGATATATCTCTGCTGAACTTGATCTAAGGTATCCCACTTTGAAGCTAATTCAAGGAAAATATCATCAAGTCCTTTCATACCTGTCAGATACTCATTTAAATCAACTCCAACACTTCTTAATGCTTGAGAAACCTTATTTACATCAATTACTTCGCCTTCTTCGTCTGTGCCAAGCAATTCACCTGTACTATATAACTTTTTAACTTCAGAAAATCTAGCGATAACCGTTTTTAATGCAGTACCAGCGGTTTCCGCAGACTCACGAGTCGTTTCAATAATCTGCGCAAGGAATGCTGCGGTTGTTTCAAACTCCATATTAGCGTTTGAAGCAAGAGAAGCGGTCTTTGTCATAGCTGTTGAAATTTCATCAACATTTGAAGCAGAAATAGCAGCCAGCTTTGAATATACGTCCGCGATTCTCTCTGCGTTAGTTTCATTAATTTCCATATTGAAACCACGCAGTGCGTTTGTCATACGGTCTGTAGCTTCAGCAGCTTCAAGTCCTGCGATACGAGCCATTTTTAAGGTTTGATTAGAAACCTCCATTACCTGATTCGTTTCAAGACCCTGTTGGTAGTAAATTGTAGCAGCCTCATATGCGCTGTGAATTGAAACACCAAGTTCATTAGCACGTTGAGTATATTCTGGTAACTGATCCCACATATCACCAACGTCAAACTTGGTAACAACTGCAGTTTCAGTCATAACTGCATCAAGGTCTTTTACAGTGGCAAAAGCAGATTGCAATGCCCTTTTGAATAAGTTTACAGCATTTTGCGCGCCAAAGAAATAAGCAATTTTACTCTTAAAATGGTCCATTTCAGAGTTTACATGCTGTGATTGCTCTGCGGCCCTCTGTAAACTTCCAACTAATTGTTCGGCTCCTCCGGCAGCTTCTTTTGCTCCGCTAGCCAGATTTTCTACGAATTGAGTTCCATTTTTGTTAGCTTGTTTTTGTAAGTTGTTTTGTTCTTCTAGTTTTTTATTTAACTCTTCATTAGCTTCAGCGGCAGCGCCTGTCTTTCCAATTTGATTTTGTAAAGCATTGCTATAAACTTCAACCCCATTAGCATACTTTTGCCATCTTTTAGCTTCGTCGCTATCTCCTTCGAGCTTCTTGGCTTCTCTAGCTCTATCTAGCTGTGTGGTTAATCGTTTAAGAGCTTTTTCGGCATCGTCAAATCTATTCTCTTTAAAGGCTTCAAAAAATTCCTTCCAAGCTTTCGCGCTACTTGGCGGTTCACTAGCAACCTGCTGTACTTTTGTTAGGTTTTCTGTTTGAATTGAATCAATAACTGTTTTTATTTGTTCAATTGCTTTAGATAATTCTTTCGCTTTGCCAGAATCAACAGAAAAATTAAGTTTAGAAACATCAATTGAACTAATTAATTGTCCAATTCGCTTCCAATCATTAACGACTTGATTGCTTGCCTTTTCAAACCCAGAAACATCTCCTTTGGTTTTAAAACCGTTAGTTAATGTATCTGCTGCTTTCTTTCCGTTCTTCTCTAAATTACTGAAAAGATTTTGAAACTGTGCTTCTAAATTTTTAGGAAGTTTTAATCCCGATAAAGCATTCTGAATTTGTTTAGCGTTATTTAAAACATCACTAAAATCCGAAACAGCTTTTAAATTAATTTGTATTGTTCTTGAATCAGCCATCGGCTTTTTCCTCCTAAATAAAAATCGACATTAACTTTAAAAGTTAATGCCGACCTTATTATAAGTCACTATCAATATCATCACTTAAAATACAGAACTCCGTAATATAAGTGCTTCCCCTTGACCCAACTGGAGTTGCAGTTCCTGTAAACGTCCCTACCATTGGTACTGCATTTTTACCCAGCCTTATAGATAAGTTAGACATTAACTTTAAACGTGGAATTTTTAAAATTCCAGTTACAACGTGTCCAGTTGTATCATCCTTTACTCGCGTTCTACCTTCAAGTGATACGAAACCATTTATTAAGTTTCGTCCTAATTGGTAAGTGTTTATACTATTATTATAAGTATATATATAATCAATAATTACTTCTTTGAAAGGTTCAGAAATAGTAATTATATTATCTTCAAGTTCATAATCCGTAATTTTTTCATAGGTGCGCGCATCATACACAAAAAGATTTTCTTCCGGCACATGAGACAAAGTAATTTTACCTTCTTCATCACTTTCCAATTCTTCCCTATTGGTTATCTTTACATTTGAATTACTATCTTTTGTAATCATAAAAGAATTGGTTAGAAGTGCAAATTGTTCTTTTGTAAAAACACCTTGCGCGAAGGTCAATTTTTCTTCTTTTTGCGTCTCCCAAAAGACTCGATCTCTATCCTCATAACCACCATGCGCCGTAACGTATTTTGTTACATTATTTAAGCCCGCTATTTGAATTCTATCAAAAACTACGATGGTTTCACCTTTAGAAATTTTTCTATTTCCAACCTCCATATCATAAGTAGCTTTTATTCGCACTTTCTCGAAGTCTTTGAATGAAAAGTTAGATTCCATTATGCCTCCTTAATATAAAAAAGAGGCAGGAAAACCTCCTGCCCCCTTTTCGTAAAAGTTATTATTATTCGCCGTCTTCCTCGTCTTCCTTACTTGCTTTTGTCTCATTAAGTCCATGGTTATGAGCAATTGTAGATGTTGCTCCTTCACCAGCTTTATCGTCTCCAACGAGATCATATTTAACAAGCTTCATCATAATACCATCAGCCGGACGCATTACACGAAGACTCATATTGAATACAGAAGGATCACCTTCAGCTTCAAGAGTGATAGTGTTTTCAGCCTGCATCTTAGCCTTCGGAATAATGAACTGGAAGAATTCATCCTGTCCAGAAGCTTCAGAACGAGCATATGTATCACCAGTTACATAATATGTTCCTGGGAAAGTACTAGCACTAATTTCAATAACCGCACTCTCTTGTGTAGCTTCAAGGTCATAAGTAACAAAATACTTTGTATTAGCTGATAATGTAGCGCTAGAATCTCCTAAAAATGCTCCATCTTCAGTATAAACCTTAGGATTAATTTTAGTATGAAGATATCCATTATTATCTTCATATGATTCTTTCCAATGATTTGCTGAAAGAGTGCCATCTGACTCAGCTGTAAACTGTTCAGTTCTCATAATCAGTCTCTTAGAAACTGTTGATTGTCCAGAAGTAATACTTGAGGTAGCAATACCTTTAGTTCTACCATTACCAAACATGATTGCCATAGATTTAGCAGAGAAAAGAGCATCTTCAAGAGTAACAGTAATCTCTTTACCATAATCCCAAATGATCAGCGGCGGGTTACCTTTACCACCACGAGCTTCTGTCTGCTCTGCGGTCTGCTCAATAGTAGAAACTTTCAGTGTATCTAAGTAAAGAACAGGATAATCAGGCTTGCCGTTAGAATCAAGTTGGTAGAAAGTAACGTCTGCAACTTCCTTAATGCCATATTTGTCTAAAATACTAGCCATTTGTATAGCCTCCTAATATTAATCTTTAATATTTCTAATCCAATACTCTGGTTTAACCTTTTTGCTATCTGCGCCAGCTAGTACGCTGTCAATATCAATTTCATACTTCTCTTTTTGCTGATAAGTAGCTATTAATAAAGAAATCGCAGCATAGCTTAACTCTCCGATATTAAGTGGATTTAAACCCATTCCCATACAACAAATTGATGATATAGAAGTTAGTAAGTTAATACCTTTTCCTTGTTTTGCTTTTATTTTATCACGATAACGGGCTTTTGCTTTAATTGCCTTAACTCGCGGGTCTTCATTTGGATTAGGTGCTTCAACTTTTTTTAGTCCAAGTGACTCGCGCACTAAATTCTGAAAATCAAGATAATCTTCTTCTTTCAGGGCGCGCAGCTTATCCAAATCCTCTATCGTAGTCAACTCACCAAATAAAATCTTTTTCTCTTCAAAAATGAAATGAACTTTTTCATGAGTGAAGAAATAAAAGGCTTCTTCTACCAACATCCTCATCTCTGGACTGTTATATGCTAAATTTAACACATACTCAAACGGATTTAATAAATTAGAAAGATCTATACCTTCTTCCACATATTTATCCTCTATCTCCTCTTGTGAAATTGTTAAAAGTTGCACATAATAATTATATTGTCTGTTGGTTATTACATCCTTAACTTTAGGTGGATAAATCAAACAAACATTCTTAAACTCTGAAGGGTAGCCTAAGAAAAATTTTTCATTAATCATATTGTAAAATATTAAACGTCATCTCATAACAAGAAATTTCTTCAGTTAAAAAGTTTAAAGCGAAATCCCCTCCGACAATCTGTCCTAAACCATTTATCTTTTTCCCATTAAGAGATTGCTGAATTTGTCCCATGATACTGAACGGGCGCAAATTACTATCTTTTATAAACCACTGAGTAAGCGGCACGAAGACCTCAATATTAATTTGAATGTCACGAAATTCATCATTAGAACGATTCAAATCTCCCCTAACAACTCGAAGGCTTATTAGACTTTTCGCGGTTTCCTTCGGACCGACTCGTGGAATAATTTTTATAAGTTTATCATATACTTCTTCTTGGATTTGAGCAGAAGTCAAATCTTCACAACCAAAAGGATCTTTTCCTGTGTAATACAGTAATTTTAAAAGACTCTGATTGCTCATTAAGCGCGTCACTATCTTCTGAAGATTTGGCCCCATCTCTTCTAAATTTCTTATCATTGTACACCTCCATTAAACCAGAAGAACTCCGATGCATCGTCCTCTTCGGTTTGTTTCGGCGGTTTTGTTAAGTCGTATTCATAAATTGGGTCAATCGTTACATATTCAACACCCTCGCTAGATTGAATATCATAACCAGTAACTCTATAATACTCTTGAAGTGGTTTTTCACCAACAATCATATAAATATCCTTTCTAATATATTCATTAGTTGGCAGAATAAAGAAACTTGATTTCAAGTTTTCTGTATAAAGAGTATCCATACGACTTCTGGACTTTAACTCATCCTTTAACATATTATCTTCCTGACCATACATATATGCCCAAGAACTCTGCTCCGAACCATCGCGCGCAGTCCATGTCAAATAGTGAGTCATTCGTAACATAATATATCTATTATAACCACTGGCTTTAATATGCTCTAAATAATAAACCATCCACGGTTTTAATTCATTATCTTTATTAGGTAAATAAAGAATTGTTCCGTTCGGCATATTTAAATCAGTTTTGGTTAATAAATAATGAAGAGTTTCAGTATCATCCTGTTTATATCTTTCAAAACTGCCATAGTATTCTTCATCTTCATACTCGAAAGCAGTAAGATAAACACTTTTATTCAAATATAACTGAAACTCCTTTTCTCTTTTTGTTTGAATACGAGTTTGATAAGTATCCCCATATCTATTTAATCTTTTTAAATAAATATCATAATAATCCATTCTCATTCTCCTTTGAGAGAAGATTCATACAATCAAAGACCGTTTTGCGGAAATACTCATATCTTAAATAACGAAGAGAATTCACTTTATTAAGAAGGGTAATATAATTAATGGTCTTTTGCTCTTCTGGAAAACCTTCTAATTCAATTATAATTGAATCCAAAAACGGTAGCCATTCTCCGTTCTTTTCCACCTCACACAAAAGACCAAATAATTTATTTTTCAGACGATTTCTATACCCTTCTTCAACGTCCTTAATCACTCTATATGTGTAGCTAAATCCCTATAATGGAAAGGTTTCTTATTCACAGAGCGATAATAAATGCTCTCTAGCTTCGCCGCATTTTTAAGCTCGCCCGCCAGCATCTCATTAAACTTATCAATTAAGTTCGCCTGTGAAAAGTCTCTTTCCTCATACAGAGGTTTAACATTCTCCCAAGTGAGAATAGTACGATTTAACCACTCACATTTCATGTAAGAGGCTAAAATCTGAATCTCTTCGTCGCTTAAATCTTCAATAAAAGAATCTCCCTCGTATTCTAAAGACACTCTTGGAAATTTAAACCGTACAATCGCGCCTTTCAGTAAAGTTGCGAGGTCTTGAGTAAGTTCTTCTTCAGTCCAATCTTCCCATTCATCCTCAAGAATTTTACTTAAAAAGGCATCATATATTACACTAAAAGAGGTCATATTACTCCTCCTTTGCTTGATCGTTTAATCTAATAGCCTGAATAATATCTTTTTCACAGATTTTCTTTAAGAACTCTGCCTTATCATAATCTGTAATTCTATTTTCAATTGCATAATCTGCCAGCATACGTACTTGTTCCATGGAAAGTTTACTAACCTTCTCTTCAAATTCTTTCTGTGAAAGATTTACAAGATAACGTCTACGCTCTTTGTCAGTTAATACAATAATGTTTACTGGTTCCGTTGCTTCTGCAGGCTCAATTCCTAACTCCTGCTTTGCGGGCATATCCTCAATGTATAACATACCCTGATCGATCATATACTTGAAGCCCTGGTCATACATCAGTTCCTCAAGCAGATCCTCTTCAATATCAAAATAAGACCCCTGCGCCAGCCACTCACGTGTAAAGCTTAAAGCAGGAACCTTTACTAAAATACTATTCTTTGTTAAGTTAGTAACTTTGACTTTTTTCTTTTCCATTCTCCTTTTACTCCTTATAAAAAATTACGGGAAGGGGAATATCCCCTCCCCGCGTTTATGTAGCTTTTATTAGAAACCGTAAGGTTGATCATATGTCTGAGCAATACCAGTGTTCTGATATACGCCCCAGTTGTGATGTGTCAGGATAGCGCAACCCATCTTTTTGTAAGCATAAACTTCAAGAGAATTATCTCTATTAACGAAGTCATGAATTTGAGTGTCGCCTTCAAGAACAACTTTAACAACTTTTTCTCCGCCAGTTGGGAATACATATGCCAGCTGTGGATCAATCCAAGTCTTATTATTGTTTTCATCAATGAATGACTGCGGAATCTGAACAACCGGTGCGCCACGGAAGATGTTGATATATCCAGTTCTATGAATCTGTTCGATGTCATCTGGTGAATAAACACCCTGGATACCTGCCGCAGCCGGAGAACCATAAGCAGTAATAGGAACGATCGCGTCAGCGCCCATTGCCGCAACAAATTCCGGCGGAGCAAAGATTACAACACCGTTTCCATAAGCGCGAACGGTTGCCATAAGCTTAGCCATTTTATCACTATCAAATTTATTGACAGTAACTTTATTAGCTTTTGGACGAGAAGTTGCATTGTAAGCCGCGCGCAGTGCACGTTGAACTTCTACAAATACTGCATCTGTAAGTCCAGTAGTGATAATTTCCATAACTTCTGCAAGGGACTCAGCACCATCAAGCATTCTTTCGAAGTCAACAGTAGCTCCGCCACCAACAGCGTGTCCGTGCAGTTCAAAAGTAGCAGTATCAAGACGGAAAGTCTCATACACACCAGACAGACCTACCTGAGTAAGGAACTGTTTAGCACGCATTTTACCAGTTCTGCGTTTGAAGATAGCAGCCTGGCCCTGTTTCGTAACCTGCACTTCTGCAAACGGAGAAACAGCAGAGATAACGTTCTTCGGAACGATCTCATCAGCCGTCTTAATAATAATTTCATAAATATCATAACGATTTTTCATAAACTGGTTAACTGAACCAGCCAGTTCTCTAAGGCCATCAAGAAAAGCAGCGTTTACATCAACGTTCTGATTTTCAAAGCAAGCCGGAACTGTTCCCTTCGCCGCATGAAGGGCAATCTCTTGAAGTTCTTTAATAGTCATATTCTTTACCCTCCCTTAATTAGTCAGCGAATACCTGAAATTTAAGTCCAATAGTTCCATCCGGCATAGTAGTTTTCTTAATAACTCTAAGTACCGGTCCGAATGACGGAGCGCTGCTAGAAACAGCAATAGATCCGTCTGAGCTTGCGCCACCAAAGATCGGTGTTGTAGCAATGCTGTCAAGTGCAGACATCAGAGCGCTGTCATCAGCGAATTCTGAGCTGCTATAAGATACACAGTTAGAAGTAAATTTATCACCAACTGCAAGATAGCCAAGACGAGGTAAGAAGTCATCAGTTCCGTTAAGAGCGAAATCTTTCAGACCATTTGCGCGATCATCATACATATGCTCTGCACTATAAGTAATAGCGATCGGAAGAGAGCTATCTGTAGCAAATTTAACTGTACGAGATACATTGTCAACTGCAAGAAGCATTCCGTTCTCTACTTTAGCTGTAGCAAAGTCAGTCGTATCTGGTGCGCACTGTGCTTCAATTCTACCATCTCTACGGAAAGCACAGTTGTTTAACTCGATCTGGCCAAAACCATCAATAGTTAATCTAGCCATTTATAATTCCTCCAAATTACTTTTTATAACGTTCCAAAATTGCCTCAATACCAGACTTTGGCTGGTCTTTTGGAATTCTGCCACCCGCCTGGGTGTAATCAATAATAGAAGAACCCGATTTCTTAAGTTCATAAGCAAGATGCATATCAAGATCTTCTACTGTATACTCATCAATTTTTTCTCTATAAGTATTAATAACTTCTTCAGAAAGCTTATCAGAATATTCAGCGAATACAGACTCTTTTTGTTCCGTCTCTACATCTTTTTTATAAGTTCTTAATCCCTCAACTTCTTCTGAAAGCACAGAGTTCTGTTCAGTAGCTTCAGCATATTGAGTTTCTAACTCTTCAATCCGAGCCTGAGCAGTTTCTGCTTCCGTATTTAAAGTGGCAATTGTTGTATTTAAGTCTTCAATTTTGGTGCTAAATTCTGCGCAATTAGCTGCGTTTTGTTCAGCATTTGTAAGATTCTCATTTACAAGCTCGTATGTACCACCATTCAGATTGCGAAGTGTATCGAGGGTATCTTTCTCTTTTTCTGTTACATCTACAACAAAAACTTGTACCCTATCTTTTAAGGTAACAGAATCGGCTTCATCGTCTTTTTCATAATAAACTCTTTCATATGTACCAGCCTCGAAGTTATAAGCCAGCGCATAATCATCAAAAATATCACAAATAGTATAGCTGCAAACCCAGCCACCTTCTTCATTATATTCAGGATTCAAAAGAGTCCAAATATACTCATATTTCTGACTATCAGAGAGTTTAAATTTAATATTTGGCATTTCCGATTTTCCTCCCAAGTTACTATATTCTTTAATTTTTTGAATTGCTTCTTCAATAGAAGATTGTAAGGTATAGAATGAAGCACCTTCAAAGCAAGGTTCAACATTATCGCCTAATACCTGCAATCCTAAAAAACTTCCATGATCAAAAA